GAGACAACCTATATATTTATATATAAAAAGGAAATAAAAATGGCAGTAACTTATTCTTGGGGTGTAACCCAAATGACTAAAAAAACAGTAGGTGATTTCGATAATGTGATTTTACACGTTAGATGGACATGTACTGGTACTGAATCAACAACAAGTACTGAAGGTAGATTCGTTGGAGCTACTCCAATCGATTTCGATTCAGGTTCAGCTGATGAATTTGTAGCTTTCGGAGATTTGACAGAAGAGTTAGTAGCAGGATGGGTATCCGCTTCAGTAACTAACCCAGCAACGGGATATTGGGACCACATCTCACAACAAATCCAAAAGAAGATTGATGAGGTTGATGATGCTACTGAAGAAGTTGGATTAGGAGACTTACCTTGGTCAACAGGTTCGGTAACTCCAACACCTGAAGTGTAATAATTGATGGTTTCAATATTTTAGTTATATTTATAGTAGTAATAACTAAATTGTTTATTTAATAAACGGAGATAATATGGCAGAAAGAATTGTATCACCTGGAGTATTTACGAGAGAAAATGACCTTTCGTTCTTAGCACAAGGTGTAGGAGAAATAGGAGCAGCGTTCATCGGACCTTTCAAACAAGGACCAGCGTTTGTTCCCACAATCGTTAGAACTCAAAGTGAGTTTGAGGATAAATTTGGTACTCCTGATGGAACATACTATACAGATTATGCAGTACAAAACTATTTAAGAGAGGCTGGTACTGCAACAATCGTTAGAGTAGCAGGAGTAGGTGGTTACCAACAAGCAGCACCTATTGGTTTATTGGCTAGTGGTTCAGATGGAACTGTAAAATTAATCGCATCTCTTCATTCAACTAACAATGGTGATGAAGAAGTTGGGTTTAGTGGTTTTACAGTAACTGCATCAGATAGTGTATCTGGTTCATTTGTAGTTAGTGGTAGTGGTATTGGAGAAGTATCTTCTTCATTACTTTCATCAGCTAATAATGATGTAACTGATGTATTTGGTGTATCTGCATTAGGTTCAAAAGATGCATACGCTTATTCTTACTTTAGAAACGCAGTTGATGATATCAATTTAAATGTAACTGAAAGTAAAGCAGTATTAGCAGAAGCATTACCAACACAAAACTTTACTTACGATGCTAGTGTAGCAACAACTCCTTGGGTTAAATCACAACTTATCTCCGGTGAAAGATATGACCTATTCCGTTTCCACACTTTAGGACATGGTAATGGAGAGAACACAAGATTCAAAGTTTCTATCTCTGGTGTTAAAGCAGCGGGTGAAGATGGAGGAACTGATTACTCAGTATTTAGTGTAACTATCCGTTCATTCTCTGACACTGATAAGAGAAAGGTAGTATTAGAAACATTTAATAATGTAAACTTAGACCCAGACTCAGCAAACTATATTGCAAGAGTAATTGGTGATAGATATTATACTGTTGATTCAGAAGGTAAAATTACCGAAAATGGTGATTGGTTAAATAACTCCAAGTACATTAGAGTACAAGTTGGAGCACAGGGTTCTTATCCTGTATCAGCTGCACCATTCGCACATGGAGCTTACTCAAACCCAATCAAAGCAACTGATGAAACTATCGTTCCAGCGGTTGTTTACCAAACAACATCAACTGGAAACACAACGGGTAATCCTTATCAGTATGCTGGTTTCGATTTCGAAACAACTGGTGTTAAATTAGATAACGCTAACTACTTAAAACCACTACCTGAAGGTGTTGGTGTTGGTTCAAATGTAGTATTCGGATTCGATTCACAACTTTCATTAGAAATGACAGGTTCGGCAACCGCTGATATGATTAAAAGACAATTCACATTGGCATTCCAAGGTGGATTTGATGGAATGAGTCCTGCTAGAGAGATTGCATTAGGAAGCTCAATCTCAGCTGGTAACTCACAAGGATTTGATTTAACTGATTCAACGGCTAGTGGTTCAGTAGCATACGCTAAAGCTGTAAACGCAATTTCAAACGCTGATGAATTTGATATTAATATGGTAGTAACGCCGGGTATTGTAAGAAGATTACACCCAGCGGTAACTACTGATGTGATTGATATGGTAGAAGCTAGACAAGATTGTTTCTACATCGCTGATTTAACTTCAGTAAGTGATACAATCGCACAGGTAACTACTCAAGCTAACTCAATCGATTCGAACTATGTAGGTTCTTACTATCCTTGGGTTAAGACTGTAGATTCTAACACTAACAAATTGGTAAGTGTACCACCTTCGGTATTATTACCTGCTGTATATGCAGCTAATGACGCTATTGCAGCTGAATGGTTCGCACCTGCTGGTTTAAATAGAGGTGGAATCATCGGAGCAGTTTCAGTATTGAATAGATTGACTCACTCTGAAAGAGATACTTTGTACGAAAACAAAGTAAATCCAATCGCTTCATTCCCTGGACAAGGTATTGTGGCATTCGGACAGAAAACATTGCAAGATAAGGCATCAGCTTTAGATAGAATCAATGTGAGAAGATTGTTAATCAATGTTAAGAAATTTGTGGCATCTACTTCTAGATTCTTAGTGTTCGAACAAAACACCGCTCAGACAAGAGGTAGATTCATCAACACTGTACAACCTTACTTAGAAGGTATCCAACAAAGACAAGGATTGTACGCATTTAAAGTGGTTATGGATGAGACTAACAACACACCTGATGTGGTTGATAGAAACATACTTGCTGGACAGATTTTCCTACAACCGGCTAAGACAGCTGAATTCATTGTAATTGACTTCAACATCTTACCAACTGGAGCATCGTTCTCGGCATAACAAAAAAATAGATAACTAATATTTATTAGTATAAAAGAGGAAATATAAAATGGCAGAAGTATTAGAATTTAACGAAATGATGTTCACAAACTTCGAACCGAAGATGAAGAACAGGTATATCATGGAGATTGATGGTATTCAATCTTACTTGATTAAAACCGCAGCTAGACCATCTATCAATTTCGAAACTGTGAAGTTAGACCACATCAACACTTATCGTAAATTGCAAGGTAAGGGTGAGTGGCAGGATATCAATATCACATTGTATGACCCAATTGTACCTTCAGGTGCACAACAGGTGATGGAATGGGTAAGATTAGGATATGAATCAATTACTGGTAGAAAAGGATACGCAGATTTCTACAAAAAAGATATTGATTTCTATATGTTAGGACCTGTTGGTGATAAAATCGAACAATGGAAG